CCTGAATTGGTGCATAAGTGGGATGAGGGCAAAATAGAGTTTAGAGGTAAGGTGTATGACGTATGACGTATGATCTTGTCGCTTATCTCAAATCAGAGATTAAAGAACTGCATAATATATTGCATGAAACGCAACTTGCTTTGGCTCAAGCAAATGACAGACTAAGCCGCCGATCTGAACCTTTAACTGAGGAGCGTGTATATACCTTGTATAGACGTAGTTTGGATTGGCGGCAGTTGGCTAGAGACATAGAAGCAGAACACGATATAAAACTATAAAAAGCTATAAAAAAGGGGAGTCCGAAGACCCCCCGCAAGTAACAACTGCGACTAAATTATGCCATACGTTTCCACACAATACCATCGTCGTCTTCTACTATCTCTCCGATTTCGTATTCTGCGTATTCTTCGTCTTCATCGGTTTCGTCTGCGTCAAATTCGTATTCGTCAGACTGGTTCTCAGCAAATTCCTCGGTAACGTCATAGTCAACGCACCAGCCATGCAACTGCTGAAATTCAATGAATTCTTGGATGATAGCGATTTTATCGAAATCACCTGTCTCAACAGTCACTGTCTCTTTACCAAAGTCCCAATCAGCAATGTCAATCTCAATCTTAAACATAATATTCCCCTTGTTATGGCACGATTGCCAAGTAAAATCCTATCTCTGATTTATGACAGTTGCTAGCAATAACCCCTCAATTTTTACAACGAAAGGTTAAACAAATGAACTTATCTGCCAATTTTTCTTTTAAAGAACTTACCAAATCTGACACCGCTACCCGTCTTGGTATTGATAACACACCTGATGAGGAAACGATTGACAATCTCAAGACTTTGTGTGACAAAGTGCTACAACCTGTGCGTGAGCATTTTGGCAAGTCTGTTACTGTTAACTCAGGTTATCGTAGTCCTGAGTCCAATGCGGCTGTTGGTGGCTCTAAGACCTCAGACCATTGCAAGGGCATGGCGGCAGATATAGAGATTGTTGGCATTGCCAATGCTGATCTGGCTCAGTGGATTATGGATAACTTGGACTACACACAACTTATCCTTGAGTTCTACACACAGGGTATCCCTGATTCGGGATGGGTTCATGTGTCGTATGACCCTAACAACCTCAAGAAGCAGGAGTTGACTGCTGTTAAGGTGGCGGGGAAGACTCAGTATCTGAATGGACTACAGGCTTAATTAGCTTGTTGAACTCAGCGTAAGCATCGGCAAACTTAGCCTTTTCTTCTTGTTGGCAGATGTATTTAAACTTTGCGAGGGCAAGCCACATTGCTGGTACTTTACGACACGCCCAAGCATCGTTTGCTTTGTCTATGGCAAAGTCAGGCATGAGGAATCCAGCTTGCCTAGCAAGGATTACTAATTCAATGTCTGGTTTGTAGGACTCCATCTCTTTAGGAGTCATCATTGCGTCAGGTGTCATGTAGATGCTTGTCCCCTTGCTCTGATAATTGTGGCTAATTCGTAAGCTGAATAATTTTGAGCAAATTCACCTACCAACTTTGCACAGGCTTCGCGTTCATTAGCAACTGCAAGTTTGGCAAAGCATTCAAGTCTAGAAAGTGATGCCTCAGTCCAATTTGTGTCTCCATAGACTTTTTTAGCCATCTCAATGATTTCATCTTGTGTCATGCCTTCATCTCTCTGATGTAAACAGTCAAACTGTCAATAGTGTCTTTGCCAAACCCTTGCATCTTCTCAACTTCTTGAGCAATTTCTTCGATGACAATGTTGCGGTATGGGTTGATTGATATGGTTGCTTGTACGGCACGTTTGCGCCACAAACTACGCTTCTCCATCTCGTTAAATCCTTCATCTTCATCAGTCATTGTCAACCTCGTTTTGAAGAAAATACAGAATGAAAATTAGCATTGCGCCAAAGAAGATCATGGTCAAGCCACCAAACATCATCAACATAAAGGTTACAGCTACATCCCACATTAAAGTCTCCTTTATTTGTCCAAAAATTTAGAGTTCATAACTTCGGTGTAGCTGAAGTACTCCTTAAAACATTGGGGCAAAGATACAGTCTCAGTGCTGTAACCTTCCACCACGTTGTTGTAAGTAAATACCTTCTTAGGTATTCGTACACCACTGTGAACAAAATCCCTGCCTAAATCTGTTGATCTCCACGTTCCTGAATATTTAGAATCCGAATCTTCTGATCTAGGCTCACGTTCCACCAATCCCCACCACTTCAACGTAGCCAATTGGTTTGAACGCACCAGCCATCGGGGTGCGGTATTTGGTACATCAACCCATCCCAAGTTATCAGCCTGTGCTTGACACAACCACATTAAAGACTTTGCCATTGTCTCGTTGATTGATCTGCCATAAATTCTTCCCCATCTATCACACACAGGGCAATGAGTGCCATCATGCTCAATAGCCATGCGCCAGTTATCTCTTAGACTGTTTAAACAACTATCTTCCATATCAACTCCTATCAAGTTAGTGGGTACTCACTTACGCTTTCCCCGTTGTGTTACATCAAAAAGGGATGTCCGAGTCCATGTCGTCAAAGCCACTTGAGGGCTTGCTCTTTGGTGCTGTGGTGTTAGCTTCTTCTTTAGGGCTGACTGCTAACCCCATGAATTTGCCTGTCTTTCCTTCTTTGACCCAAGCTGAGAGCCAGTAAGGTTTGCCATCAACTGTGATGTTGCCTTTGTAGTCAGGTTGGTTGCCTGTTTCCTTCTTGTCGTTCTTAAAAAGTACTCCGCTGTTATCACGCTGTTCCATATTTACACCTTAATTTCATTGAGTTTTTTAACCTTGTCATCCACCTCTTTGAGAAACTGGATAACCTCATTTTCGAGTTCTGCAATATACATATCATTGCGCTCGATTCTTTTGACAAACAGGTGTAAGTGTTCGGGCATCCGTGGGTCAAAACTCACGAAGTCGCACCAACTTCTGTTTGTACACGCCATCTGCCACTGCATTTGGTCGTAATACTTCTTTGCGGGTTCATCACCAAGTAGTGTGTCGATATGGGTTGCCGTGTTGGGACACTTGATCTCTAGGCATCCATCATCACTCACCAAGCCATCAGGAGAGGCGGCAGACATGGTAATGGTTGGATGGTCAATAGCACCTACCTGATCTACCATATTGCCTGTCTTAGCCTCGTATGCGGCACGAGCAAAAGGCTCAAAAGTGATTCCATGCTCCATAGCTGCATTGGTGTAGGACTCTGCTACTTGGTTTGTCATACGCTCGACTACCAACTGAGCCATGTAGTTAGCCCTGCTAGTGCTGTAGCCTGACTTAGTTTTGGCAACAATGTCAGAGATACGGGATGCAGTAGCTTTGCCGCAACGCTGTTTAAACCATTCGGGTGTGCCTTGTTCAATATCGCTCATGCCTCCCTCGCTTTCATCATTGCATCTGCCATGATGTATGCAGAATTCGCACACACTTGTTCACAATCATTATCTAAGTCACCAACATAAATTCCATCTTCATATTGGCTTTGCAAAATGACTTGCATAGCCTTTGCCGCAAAGTAGTCACGCAAGGTCATTCCGTTATATTGGCGTGATTCCTTGCCCCACCTAGCGGAAACTGGAAATGCTGGCGCACTGTTCATTTGTGCATAGTTCATTTCAATGCTCCTTTACGTTTTTCTTTGGCATCAATCACTTTCTTTTGCCAACTTTTATCACCAGCGCAAGCAGCGTAAGCAAGAACGTAGACATCTTTTAATTCCTCTAAAGTTGATGCGGCATCAATTGCCGCTAAATGGTCAATCATCAAGCCTACATCAATCGTTTCGATGTTGCCTGACCCTGTTGTTGAATCAAGGGCATCATGTTCAACAATCTCCATTGCTGTCACCCAAAGGTAACGGCGTTGGTAAGTCTCAACTGCACCAATGTTCTGCACTTCATGGCAACCCTTGAGAGCCGCAGACCCAAAGGGTGAAGTAATGACAATCTCGCCACCGCCATCAATGTCAACAATGCAAAGTTCTGCTTGTTCTTTGGTGAACGACACTATGCCGATCAATCCAACTTCATCAAATATTTCCATGATTGGATGTAGGAAGTCGCCAAGTTCAAAGTAGTTGTATCCAGCAAACTTATTGTGTCCTGACTTCTTTAGAACCTTTGCTCTTAGCTTTGCTCTTGCTACTATTAGTTTCTTGTAAACGCTCATGTTTGGTTTAGTTTGTTCGTTCATATTGACTCCTGTTTAAACTTCTTGAATGTTATTGAAATGTCTGTGTTTGCTGAGTTTGTATATACAAAATCTGGGTCAATCAGTCTCTTTGTCGGAAGTACCTTTCTTGTTGTTGTCGAAAATTGTTTTGGCAATGCTGAATTGGGTATCAAAGTCAAAGTCTCGCAGCCTGAACCAGTTACCTGAACAGAAGCAGATCGGCGCAGTCGCAACTTTAGGTTTTGTGCAAAACTGGCAAAAATATTCATTTTGGTTTTCCTCTAAGATTTGACCTACTGCGGTTTTCATTTTCATATCAACCCCTATATTCGTTTTTTAGCCACATGGTTCTTACAGTACGCAGTTCCTCGTCTTCATCAATGGATGGAGTCGTTGTCTTGCTGTGCAAGAAAAACTCAGCCCTGCGAATCATCTTGTTCTCAATGCGTTGTTTGATGAGTTGGAAGGCGTAGTCCCAATCGTTGTACTTGATGGCAAGAGGGATAGCTACAGAGCCTTGAATGGCATCCATGATGTCGTCATCATTGAGTTCTTGGTAGGCTATCCACTTAGCCTTATCGAGTTTGTCAGTCATGGAAAAACTCCTCAAAAAATTCCTCAACTTGTTTCTCAACAATGGCGAAGTCACCTTCAGACAATTCGTCTGTAATGTCTTGGCAGATGTTGGTTAGACTGTTTCTAAGGATTAAAGACCAGCAAAATCTGTTGTAGATGCGGTCTTGTGGTGAGTATTCTGCGTCTAAGTCGCATTCAACTATAAGTTGATAATCTTGACCTATCTGTAGGTCGTAGAGGTCAAACCTGTTTAACTCGAATTCCATATTAAAGCCCTTTGAAGTGGTTGGTAAGAGTTCGTAGTGTTACACAGATTATAATGTTTAACACTAGGACAAACCCTAATTGTGGTATTTGTTTAACACTACACAATCTGCGCTCTATGCCAAGACCAAAAACTGAAATGACCAAAAGCGGCAAGACTATTGCTGTACGAGCCACTTTAAGCGAGTGGAATGAGTTTAAACGACTTGGAGGTGCTAAATGGTTGAGACCATATCTAGCCAAATCCATTGAAAAACACCAGCAACAGAAAAAGACTTGATACAATGTTTTGAAACGTGGCTAGGGAATGCAACCCGAAAAGGCGATTCGTTACCGCCCTGCCAATGTTTCATCAGTAACGACAACCGACAACGTGAGGTTTAGCATGAAACTTATACCCAAAAATTGGGCTGTATTCCAGCACTATAAAGACCGCAATCCACCTTGGATAAAACTCCATCGTGAAACCCTGAACGACAGAACATATATGACCTTGCCACTTGCTAGCAAGGCGCTAGCACCATTGATGTGGTTGCTAGCATCAGAGTCCAAAAATGGTGTTTTTGATGGTTCAGTCGATGACCTCATGTTTAGACTGCATATCACCAAGAAGGAATACGATGATGGTGTTAAGCCATTGATTGATAAGGGATTCTTTGAGATTGCTAGCGGAGTGCTAGCAGAGTGCTTGCAAGATGCTAGACCAGAGACAGAGACAGAGACAGAGACAGAGACAAAGAGAGAGACAGAAGCAAAAAAGTCCACAAGAGGCTCACGCCTCTCTGCTGATTTTGTTTTGCCAAAAGAATGGGAAGATTGGGCTAAACAAGAAAGACCCGATTTAAACTTGCAGAGCGTAGGAGAGCAGTTTAGGGATTACTGGAGTGCAAAAGCTGGTTCAGGCTCTACAAAGTTGGATTGGCAAGCCACATGGCGTAATTGGGTGAGAAACCAAAAGCAAGTGTTAAAACAGGCTGACATTGCAAGAACGACAGTACCAGCAAGCTCAGGGCGTGACCCTGCGCTGATAAAACTTGATGAAGATTACAAAAACAGTAAACCGAACCCTGAAATACTTGCAAAAATCAAAGAAGCATTGCGAGGTAAAGTAGCATGACCCGAACAGAAGCAAACCAAATCCTTGACAAACACAAAGAAACACACAAACTTAGCTTTGCTGACACAAACAGAGCGCTTGCAATTACTGGAGACTATGAAGAACATGGAAGCGAAGGAGTGGATAGCGAGGCACAAAAGGAAACAATACGACCTTGGGAGTGTGAATGCTTCAGGTTGGTGGCGGCAGACCTTGTACGACATAGGTCAAAAGCGTGGTCAAGCAGCAGTTGATGATTTGCGTAGGCGAATGAACAATCTTAAAGGAAATCAATGATTTACATCGGTATCGACGCTGGTTCAGTAAGTGGCGCACTTGGGGCAATAGACCATGATTCAAATTATATTTCGTCATTTATGATTGACCACAAGGACAAACACATTCTTGCTTTAGTCTTTAAAAGTCGCATTTTGTCTATTGTTGACCCCAAAATAGGCGCAGAGATATGCATGGAACAGGTTCATGCCATGCCCCAACAAGGCATTTCGTCAACTTGGAATTTTGCGAGAGCAGTTGGAGTTATTTCAGCAGTTTGTGAATTGACAAATTACCCTTTTCATTTGGTCAGTCCCCAAAAGTGGAAAAAGCACTTTGGGCTGAGTGCAGACAAAAACGAGGCATTAGACCTTGCAAGAAAACTATTTCCCAAGGCATCGCTAAAGCTGAAAAAAGACATAAACAGGGCTGAAGCGTTATTGATAGCAGAGTATTGGAGACAGCAAATAAATGGCACTACCCCGTAAAACCCCGAATAGGATCTATATGACCCTTACGGATAGTGAAAAGTTAATTCTAGACACAATGGGTAATGGTAGCGATCATGCTGGGATGAAAATAGCTATTGCATGGGCTGCACACTTCTATAACCTAGGCTTAGATCCCGATGCATCCCTAGATCATGTGGGACTATGTACCTATAACCTATACAATAGCGATTAGACGGGTTTTAACGTGCCTAGGATCGATTTTTATGGATAACCTAGGGCTAGATAGCAGTAGGCAAGAAAAAAGCCCCGAAGGGCTTGAAATAGGAAGTGTTCACTAACTTATCTTAAGACTTCTAACAATTCTTTTTTAACCGAATCTAAAACATAAGGGTCATCAAGCATTTGTTCTGCCTCAATTTCTGTAAGATATTCATAGTTCTTAAAGTGATAAGGATATTCCTCTGGTTTATCTTCATATCTTTCATCAAACCAGATGGCATTGGGCGTATGTAAATCGCTTGTAAAACTTAGTTGAATCATGGTGAAACCTTTTCAATGTTGTACTTTTGGCGCAATGATGCAATGGCGCAAGCATCTTGCTTTTCTGTCAGAATGAATTGATTGTGTGGCGGTTTTTGGTACAAATTAAAGGTTTTAATGCTTGTCAAATGCCAACCACTTGATTTTCTTTCAAGCAGAATACTTGTGCCAGTGCGGGAATATTTATAGCTATGAGTGACAGTCTTACCTGAATAAGCGATAAATTTAGCACCTATAGCATCTTTTTTCAGTATGCCTAGTTTTTCAAGACCTGATTCAGCATCTTGAACCACTAAAGAAATTTGCAAATAATCTGTAAAAGTGTGTTCTTTTGATTTCCCATTTACTAATGAGAGTGCAGTCTCAACATCAATGCAAATTTTAGAAGGTAAAAAATACACAATTCCCAAAGGGTCGGGAGTTGTACTTGTGCTTTTTTCATGCCCAAATTTTAAATTAATACTTTTCATTTTGAAGCCTTTCGTAGAATGATTTTGAGAAGTAATGCAATTGCAGCATAGATCATGCGTTAACCTCTTCGGGATGTTCAATCATGCAATATTCCGATATTCCAGCGTCATACCCTTTTTTATACTCGTTATAGTATTGATCCATAAACGGGTTATGTTGAAACCCGTCATAAAGTGCATGATAAAAACCTAGGGCATATGCTGCTTTTTGATTTAATTCTATTTGAGTCATGGTTAGCCCCACAATCCAATAATTAACATTAAGAAAAAAAACCCAGTAAGGCTAACCCCTACAATAATTTGATCTATTTTTTCCATGATCATGCCCCTAAAGCTTTTAATTCGGCCTTCAATACTTTAGCCCGTTCACCCCTAAAGCTTGACGCATTGGACAAAAAATATAGGACTACGGACTTGGCAGAATCTTCATGATATCGATCATTAATCGAATTTAATTCAAGCATAGCGTCTAGATACGGTTTTGCAGCATAGTTAACATTAGCCCATTCTTTGCGAATATCTAGGGCTATGGATCGAATGGCACGTTTTTCAGTTGTCATGTTGAAACCTTTTAATTGATTGATTGAAATTCTAGGTTAGTCAAAACCTAGACCATAGACCCCTATGAATAAGAGTCTACAGTCTATGCATTAATTACGGGAATAATGAATAGGACGTTCATATAAACCCCGTTCATCCCT